CTTTCTCCTTATAAGTAGCCATGATTATTTATTCTTTAACAACCAACCCTGAGTTCCATCTGTATAAACTAAAGTATTAGCTGCCCTTTCTACTGAAACTGTTAAATCTGCTGTTGAACCATTTATTTTTTCTGAACCATTTGCTGCGATTGTAAATGTGTTAGAATCAAATGTGCCTGCGTAATCAACGAATGATATTTCATTACCTAATGTACCTGCTGGTAAATTCATAGTTACAACACCACTTGTAGTATTTACAAAATAACCTTCGCCAGCTACTGCTGTGAAAGTAGAAGTTTTTACTGCTTGCCATGAAGTACCACCTGATACTTCTGCGAAAGATAAAGTACCTGATCCGTTTGTTTTTAAGAATGTGTCTGCTGATCCATCAGCATTTGGAAAAGTTAATCCATCAAGAACAATGTTTCCTGAACCATTTGGTGTAATAGTAATGTTACCATTTGCACCATCTACAATAGAAATAACACCTGAGTTAGTTCCTGAATTTGTGTCTAAAGTTAAATCGTGTGCGCCACTTGATGTGATTGTAGCCGCAGCTGAACCTGTACCAACAACAACTTCACCACTTCCTTTTGGTGATATTGCTAAATCTATATTTGTATCATCTCCTAAAGCAGATAACTTAGGATCATTGCCTGTAGCTGCGTTTGTAACATTTAAATAATTTACAGCTGATCCTGTAGTACTAAAAAATAACTGTTCATTTGAACTTTCATCTGTAATACCGTGAGCATCATCAAATAAAATATTAAAACTATTTGTATCTAAGTTACCACCGAGTTGAGGTGATGTATCATCTACAACGTCTCCACCTGTTTGAACTTCTATAATATCTGGATTAGTTCCGTCGTTTGCTGTTGCAAAAACGATCGCCGTTCCTTTATTAGTTGCTGTAAAAGTAAATGTACCACCAGATCCTGATACATATTTAAATTGTACTGTGTATGCACCTGATGTTGCATTTTTAATAATATAAAAATTTTCTACGTCTAAAGGAATTGTTACAACTTGATTTCCTGTAATTGAACCTGTGAACTCAATCATTCTAGCTTGAGCTGTTCCAGTTAATGCACCATCTGCAACTGTTAAAGCAGTTGTTTGTGCACCACCAGCAATTGAAACTTGTTTAAATCCACCAACGATCTGTTCGATAAGATCTAGGTTAGCGTTTGTTTTTGTTCCCCATGTACCAGCGTTTTCGCCAGTAGCCATTTTTTCTATACCGAGAGGTGTATATGTTGATGCCATAAATTTTATCTCCTATGCAGCGTCACTATAACTTGTATTTGATCCAGTTGCAACATTGGAATAATTACTATTAGATCCAGTTGAAAGCGCACTATATGATGTATTTGAACCAGTGTCAACATCTTGATAATGTATAATAAATGGTTCTCCAACAGTTGCTGTCATAGACAAACCTGTTAATCCTACAACTTGATCTTTAGGATCTACGCTACCAATAGCAGCACTAAATGAAACTCCTGTTAATCCCATTATTTGATCAGGAATATCTACAATAGTTCCTTGTTGAGAACTCATAGATATACCTGTAACAGGAACACTGACTGATCCAGCACCGATCACGAAACCTATTGAAGATGCTATCTCTAATCCAGTTGGTGCTACTGCATCATTAGGAACAACCACGGATCCCTGAGCAGTTGATAATTCAAATCCTGCAGGAGCAATAACAACAGAATTAACTGTTACGGGATTTCCAAGTGTTGATGTAATTGATTGACCTGTAACTGATACATCTTCATTAGGTGCAAATGCAGTTCCTTGTTGTGATGTAACTGTAAGTGTAGGTGCTCCAATAACTTGATCTTTAGGATCTATAACACCAATAGCAGCTGTAGTTGATAAACCTGTAATAGTTGGTGTAACATCAATGCTTGCTTGAGCTGTACCTTGCAAGTCATTCATTTCTAAACCATTAGGGTCAACAGTTACACTTACAACATTTGAAATTGTTCCGAGTGTAGATGAAATTTGTTGACCAGAAATTGCAACTACTGCATTTCCTGAAATAGTTACTGAATCGTTTAATGTAGATGTAATTGATAAACCAGTAGGCTGAACTACTTCACCAGAAAGATCTCCCCACTCTCCAGCGCCCCAGGCTTTTGCACCCCAACCTGTAGCTAATAATTCGTCCTCACCCCACTCGGCTTGGCCCCAGGTGAATCGTCCCCATCCAGACATGGGCTACTCCTATGCTAATCTTATGATTGCGTTCGATGAATCGTTTGCAGGAAACTGTATTTCAAAAGTTCCGTTAGTTGCAGTTTTATCAGAACCAAAAGCGATAATACAAACAGAGTCAGTTGTGTTTGAACCACCATCTGTTGTTGTGTTATAAATCATTGCACCATTTGCAGTGAATGAAGCTGATGTCCATGAGATATCAGAAAAATCTGTAAACGCAGTTGTTGAAGTTAAACCAACTCCTGTGTTTGTTAATGCTTTACCACCAGCAGAGTATGCTGATCCAGATGTATTTGAAATTTCATTTGAAGTTGAATAGTCAGTTGTTGCTGCACCTAAAGATGCTGAACTTGTAAATAAAGCTATTTTAAAAGTATGACCACCAGACCCTGAAGCTTGAAAGTCGTGTTTACCTTGTAAAAGTTCTTGTTTAAAACTTGAACATATTGCCGATGTTATTGCCATAATTTATCTCCTATTACGGTGACGGAGAAGGAACTTTAATACGAACTGTACCGTCTGTATAATCGTCTCTTTTACGTCTACCAAGTTGCTCTGCAGCAAACTTCTGTGTCTCTTGTTTATATTTATTTTCGTATAATGTCAACATGTCTATTGGACCTTTTAGATAAGAAAATGCTTCTACTAAACAAGCATATAACAATCCATTTCCAAAATATTGACTTATATAAGTTGTAGTATTCGAGCCAGATAGTCCAGTTGGAATAGCCTCATAATGTATCTTAAATACATAAGTGCTATCTGGTGCAGGAGATAAAAATAATCTTCCTGAAGTTGTATCACTTACACCTGTTGCTCCACCAAACATAGCGTAGTATTTTGGTTTTGCTCTAGCTGCTGATTCTGTTGAAGGCTCAAATTCTTGTAAATATGTTTCGTCTTTTTTCTCTAACCAAGTATTTGCACCTGTAGAAGCTGATGTTGAATCATAAACTTGTACACCTTTTACAAATAAAGTTTGAGCTGGTACGTTAATTGTGTTTTGTCCAGTAACCAAATTACCAATAGATTGTTTTTTGTAAGCATCAATAGGTACATCTCTTAAAATTCTAAGTTCAGAGTTTTCAATAAACTGATCTGTAATAGTAGAAGTTAAAACGTTTGTATCCGTTTCAGTATAATTTTGAATCGCTGTTGTTAATGTTGCGTATGTAAATCCAGCCATTATTTAATATCCCCTTTATGCTTTAAACGTATCTTTTTTTGCTTAGCAGTTTCTTCATACATCTCAAGATGAGGGTCCTGTTTTTCAGGTTTAAAAATATTTTTTATCCAATTCCAAATTTTATTTATCATGCTTGTATTGTTATAGGACCAACGGAACAACCGTAGCCCCCTCCTTTTATATTACCTGTTGTAGCAGTATCCGCGTTAACTGTAAAATAGAAAAAATTAGTTACTGAATAATCTGTTGTATCTCTTAAATCATTTTTATATTTCCCTGTTGTAATAGCATACCCTGAACCCTGTCCTATTTGTGCACCAGTTATTCCATCAAAGTTAGGAATAGTTGCATAAGCAAAAACAGGATTAGACTCTGTACCAGTTCCAGGTGAAATTGTTGGTGGACCTCTGAATAAATAAGTCGTTCCATTTGTTAAACCGTGTCCAGGTGAAAACACATTTATAATTCCTGATCCTGCAGCATAAGTTTCAAAACCATTATTAGAAATCATTACAGTTGTAATAGGTTCTGTTCTATCTGGTCTCACCTGTAATAATGCGATACCGTCTCCTCCTACAGGTTTTGGTTCAAGTTGTGGTTGTTTAGGTTCATACTCTGTGTAATGAACAAATGAACCATTCCATTCTCTAACCATTTCTCTGTATGGAAATTCTAATCCTGATCTATCTGAAATAGCTTTTGAATGTTTTCCTGTTGCGTACTTAGACATTAAGTTCCTGGGTAATAAGCTTTTGGTGTAATAAATGTACTAGAAGCCGAACCATCTTCTGCAAGTGCTCTAGATAATTCATCCTCATAATATAATTTCATTTGTTGAACTAATTGTGGTTGATATTTTTGTGCTAAATAAAAAGATAGACCTGAAGTCATACAAGGTACAAATCTAAATGGAATATCTGTTGCATTTGTATAATCTCCAACATCTTGAATTCTTTTAATATAATAAAAATGCATGTCTTTAGATGCATTTGTTGAATCAGGTGTAGGGTAAATACTAACACTTACATAATCAATAAATCTTTGAACCCAATATTGATTAGGTGTTCCTTGTGAAAGTTTATTTGAAAAACCTGCATAAGTTGATCTATCAACTTTAGTCATAGGGCTATCTGATTGAGTAGTCTGAGTTCTATTAGCTCTTAATTGTGCTTCAAGGACATCGGACATTCCATAAATACCGTTTGGATTAGAAGTAGCACTTGTACCATCTGCAGCTGATCTAAAAAATTTATATTCAGCTTGTCCTTGAATTAAATCAAGATCTAACTCCCCTATTTCCCAATAGTGAATACCTCTGTTGCCCCATTCTTGAAATAGGATATTAAGAGATCTTCTTGCTGATCTTAATTGATTTCCTGAAACGGCTTGTAAGCCAATACGTTCAAAAGCATCTTCTATTATTTCATCAATAGAAAAAGTTTTATCAAACGTTGTAGTTCCAGAGGTAGTGTTAGCCATTTAGCCTCCTACGATTCGTAAACTTTAATCCACTCACAAACGACTGTTCCGGTATCTCCTGCCGTACAAGCTGGTAATACTATATTCACGTCTCCAGTATAACCACTAGCTTTAGTATTTTTTAAACCACCAAAATCAGAATAATCATATTCCATTTCACCATTTAAACTTTGAAACACAACATCTGTCGTTGCATCCCATTGCATACGTAAAGCATCTGCTGGTGCAGTTACTGAAACGTTACAACTAACTTTGTTAAGTCTTACAGTTTTGCAAGTCTTACCATTGTTTGAATTTAATGCAGAAACGTCAACTATTTTAGTTGTACTTCCTGAGTTATCAGAAACTACGTTGTAGTGAGTAATTAGTTTTTTTGCTCCGTCGAATACAGTTGTATTTAATACTGTGTCTGCCATGTTTTTGTCCTCCTTTTAAAGGACGCCTGCATTACCAGGCGCCCCGAGTTTAATTATTAACTATCCGCGTACGGTGTTACTATTGTACCTGATCCAAGCAATAAAGAATTGTGAACTAAGTATGTAGCAGTATCAATTGCTGTGAAAGATACTACGCTACCAACGATACCACCTTTTGTAGAACCGTTCATAGTTATAACATCATTTGTTGCACCTGGAATAAAAGCTTTTTTAGAACCATCATCTACAGCTATCATGATACCACCTTTAAATTTGTCAGTACCATCTGTTTTGATATCCATATCAGTTG